CCCGAATATTTAGGTTCAATCTTCAACATGGAAGTAATGTTAGGTAGCGCGATTTTGCGTACCGACAACAAAGGTGTTGCGGCATTGGTTCAAACTTGGGTATCTTAATTAATAATAACGTTTAACTAAAAAAGCCTACCCGCTATCAATGTAGGTAGGCTTTTTTTAATACCAAAAAAATAAATGGCACTACCAAATATTAACTTCGTAAAAAGCACAAGCGGTTTAGGCCGACCTTTGCCGGGCAGCGATTACATCTCTGCTCATTTGCATTATTACGCCACAGGTGCAACCTTACCAACAGGGTTCACGGCAAATGACCGTATCAAAAAAATCTTTTCCGTTGCAGATGCCGAAGCACTCGGCATTAATGGCACATCACTTGGCGAAACCAAAGCCGTTGCAAAATTAGCAATTACAGGCACGCCGGCATCGGGTGACACCGTTAAAATCACATACGCAGGCATTATGGGTTCAGTTACCGTGTTAAGCACGTACACACTAACCACAGCCGATGCCGTGTCAACTACAACCGCAGCCGCAGCACTTGCCGCAGCTATCAACGCAGGAACACAATCGCATGGGTTTAGTGCTACAAATGCAACAAGCAACTTGCTTGTAACAACCAAAGCGGGTGAGGGTATTTTTCCGAATAGTGGCACACCGTATGCAAGTACTATCACAGGTGGTTCAATAGGAACATGGACACAACCAACAGGCAGCAGTTCAACCGTGTTAGGTGTTGCAAGTTGGATTGATACTTTGTATTATCACATTGTTGAGTATTTTAGAATACAACCGAAAGGGCAGTTGTATGTAGGTTTGTATGAGGAAGAAAGCGGACCGTACACGTTCAGCGCAATTACAACCATGCAAAACTTTGCAAATGGCGAAATTAGACAAGTAAGCGTGTTTGAAAAAAACGTTGTATTCGCAGCCTCTCAATGTGCCGCTTTGCAAGCTATTGCCGATGCTAACGAAGCCGTGTACAAACCGCTTCAAATTATCCTCAATGCTGAAATTAGCGGTACTGCATCCGTGGCTACATTGGTTGACTTATCAACTCAAACCGCGCCAAATGTATCAGTTGTCATTGCACAAGATGGAGCAGCAGCAGGATATAAAATTTACAAGGCAACAGGTAAATCAGTAGGTTCATGCGGTGCTATGCTTGGCGCAGTATCATTGGCAGTTGTAAGCGAAAGCATTGCATACGTGGCTAAATTCAACATGGCACTTGGCACGGAGTTAGATACGATTGCATTCAGCAACGGTCAACTATACACCGCGCTTGCTGATAGCCAATTTGAAAGCCTAAACAACTACGCTTATGTATTCCTGCGCAAAATAACAGGTATTGCAGGCTCATATTGGAGTGACAGCAAAACAACGGTAACACCGACAAGCGATTACGCCACAATCGAAAACAACCGCGTTTATCAAAAGATTACACGCGTTGTAAGGGCCAACATGCTACCCGCTTTGAGCTCACCGCTAAAAGTGAATGCAGATGGCACGTTAACAGCCGGAACAATCGGTTATTTTGAAACCTTGGCAAACAATCCATTGGTTCAAATGGAGGCCGATGGCGAATTATCAGCACATAAAGTAATTATTAACCCCGCCCAAGATGTTTTGGCTACATCAACGCTCGAATTGACATTGCAAAATGTACCGCTCGGAGTTGCACGTATCATCAAAGTAAATGTGGGCTTTGTAAAATCAATATAAAACATGGCATTTAACGGCATTCCATTAGTAAACGGCAAAGCATACGAGTTTGCAGACATTAGCTGCATCGTGCTTGGCACACCGATATTAGGCGTTACCGCCATTGAATACGGTGAAGATGATAACATCGAAAATATCTATGCAACAGGTCGCTATCCTGTGGCACGCGGGTACGGACAAATCACACCATCGGCAAAGATTACCGTGTTGATGAATGAAGTGATGAACATCGTATCGGTAGCACCAAGCGGGCGTTTGCAAGATATTCCCGAGTTTGACATTGTTGTAACGTACACCGATGCAAATCTTATTCCTGTGGTTCACAAGATTAGAAATTGCAGGTTTAAAACCAACATGATTTCATCAGCAACAGGTGATACATCAATTCCGATTGATTTGGAGTTAATTGTTTCGCATATTGAATTTGTTTAGTACATTTGCGCTAACCAAATCAATTAAAAAATGACAATAGAAGAAATCAAATCAAAGTTCCCGGGCGTTGAAATTTACACGCTCACCGTAACAGGTCGCACAGGCAATAAGTTAACGGTACATTTGCGCGAAATGGACCGCGTGGCTTACAAGACCGTAAGCGCGTTAATTGCCAAGGATGAAATGATGGGCGTTGAAAGTTTCCTGCGCACATTGTGCGTTGGTGGCGATGTAGAGGCTATCATTGCGGACTTCGTGGCGTTACGAAGCGCGGGTGCAACCATTTTGCCGATGTTGACCGTTGAAGCGGGCGAGTTAAAAAAAAATTAGACGCGGCAAAAAATTTGCTTGAAACGGATGAGTTTGCACGTCAAAATGCGCTCATCCGTTTTTATTACCAACAAGACCCAAACACGATGACAGATGATGAATGGGCAACTGCGATTGAAAGTATTTTATGGGTAATGAAGTTTAACGGCACATTGCAACAAAAGAAATGAGTAATACAACGGTAGAATATTTAATACAACTGCGGGATAAGTTCAGCAGCCCGATTGATAAAGCGACCAAAAAAACGGAGCGGCTCAATAAAGCAGTTGGTGGGGTTCAAAAATCGTTTACAACATTAGCAGGCGCAATGGGTGTCGGCATTGGTGTAGCGGGATTGGTTCAGTTTCAGCGCGCCATTGTTGATAGCTTGGTAAACTATGAGTATTTTTCGGCATCGTTACGGACATTGATGTTAGGCGATGCACAAGCGGCAAAGGCGTTAGAAAATCAGTTAGTTCAAACCGCTAAAACAACACCGTTCAGTTTAGTTGAGGTCCAAGATGCGACCAAACAACTATTGGCGTATGGCTTTAGCGCGGGTTCCGTTGTTAAGAATATTCGAATGCTTGGTGATGTGGCAAGCGCGTTAAAAATACCATTTGCAGATATTGCTTATTTGTATGGAACTCTAAAAACACAGGGTAGAGCTTATACTAGAGATATTCAACAATTCCAAACAAGAGGTATTCCAGTCGCAAAACAGTTAGCAAAACAGTTAGGAGTTACGGAAGATAAAATAACAGAACTTGTATCAACTGGTAAAATTGGTTTCCATGAAGTTGAGAAAGCGTTTCAATCAATGACTGCCGAGGGCGGTATGTTCTTTAATATGATGACAGAGCAAAGCAAAACCACAGGCGGTCAAATATCGGCATTAGGTGATAGTTTTGAGCAGTTGAAAGTCAATATAGGCAAGAGCCAAACGGGTATTATTGCAGGAACGGTTTCGTTTGCAAATAGGCTTGTTGAGTATATCGGCAATAGTTTCAAATCATCAAACGCAATGTTTGAAAACTTTGCAAAATACGGAGCGCAGCAATTTAAGTGGTATGAAAGTTTTTTTACAACAAGAACTTTTATGTTTGCCACGGGATTTCAAAAGGCAATCAACAAAATGTTTGTCGAAAATCCTGCCGAAACCGTTGCGCAATCAGCAGAGCAATTAAATAAACTAAATGAAATTTTAGCCAAAAATAGGGAGGCACTCCGCAAGGGCGAAATTGACCAAACGGAGTTTTTCCGCAAACGTGCCACAATATTAGGCGCATTTGAAGCGGTTAAAGGACAAATGAGCCTATTAACCAAACCAACAACAGGCACCCAAGCAGCCGCGCAAGGAATGGGCGAGGGAGCCGCAGCAACAAAAGAAAAAGGCGGCACCGGTTTGAATATTTTAGAGAGCCGTGGCGTGCAGAATTTCAACATCAGCATTGACAAGTTAGTTGAGATGATTAAAGTTGAAACAACGCAACTAAAAGAGGGCGCAGGGCAAATAAAAGAGATAGTGGCGCAGTCACTTATCGAAGCAGTTAATGACTTTCAATTAATGGCAACAAAATGAGTTTACAATTTATCATACCTAAACCGATTGCAAAGAATAACGAGCGCACATTAATTAAGGGCTTCGGACTTCCATTGGTGCAACGTGCAATATTAGCCCGCAATGATTACAACATTGTGACCGACACCAAGGGCGCTGAAAGTTGGATGGGTACACCTATTTACGATGAACTATTTGTTGAGCAGCCCGAATACACAACGTTTGAGTTCAATGAGTTTACGAATAAGTACGTGCAAACATCAAACGTATTGGCAACAAATACAAACAAGCCCGCAGCAGGGTTATTTTTAAACGGTGTTATCATAGATGCAACCGTTGAGAGAAACATTGTTAAAACAAACGTAATGGGCGTAAACGGAACGGTTAAGGAGTATATCAATAACGGTGACATTGCGCTTACCATTCGCGGGTATGTTGCATCGCGCAATCCCGATGAATACCCGGCAGTTGAAGCGCGGTTGATTAAAAGCTATGCAAGCGCACCCGTGCCGTTAAAGGTTACAAGCAGATTTTTGAATGATATTTTAGGCATTACTGAAATAGTTGTTGAAAGTTGCCAACTATCACAGCAGCAAGGTATGAGGAATGTGCAATATTTTCAATGGAGTGCCGTATCGAATATTGACTATACCGTAAACAAGCAAAATGTATAGAATTGTTTGTCGCATAGAAGTACAGCAACAAGGCAATGGCCGTTCCGATACATTCTATTGGGATGCGGTTAACAAGGTCACAATATCACGCAGTTACGATAAGCAAACACAAACGGCATCAGTAACATTGCCGCGAAATATTCGATACAAGGATAAGAATATTTATGAGGGTGATGATGCTATACTACGCAGGGGTGACAAGATTAAAATTACAGCCGCTTATCATCCGAACGAAACGGTGTTATTTACAGGCTATATTTCCAAGGTTAACAACAACGTGCCTATTGAACTGCTATGCGAGGATGAAATGTTTTTGATAAAGCAAGCAATCGCACCTAACATGACATACAATTCGGTTGATTTGCAAACATTCATTGCAAAGATGCTATCAAATAAAAGCACACCGTTTGAGGCTATTAAAGCAGAGTTAGGCATGATACGCACCAATGGCGTTACAATCGGTAAGGTGCTGCAAACATTACGCGACCAATACGGCTTATATTCGTTTTTTATTGATGGCATTCTTTACGTTGGATTGGCATTTTACCCGAAATTAGCAACGGAGCATTATTTGCTATTTGAGCGCGACATGACCGTTGATGGTATGCAACTAACATATTTGCGCAAAGATGATGTTAAAGTGCAAGTAAAGGGCATAATAATACGCGGCACGAAACGTGAGGAATATACCTACGGTGATGAAACAGGTGATGTGCGCACGGTATTTCAAATAGGCGGCACAAAAGCGCAGTTGGATATCACTTGCAATTCGTTTTTAGAGCAAGCAAACTACACAGGTTATTACGGTTCGTTTGAAACGTTTTTAGAGCCTAAAATAATACCCGGTGATTACATTGTTGTTGATAGTTGGAAATATCCCGAGCGCAAGGGTAAATACCTTGTAAAATCGGTATCGACAACGGTATCAACAACCGATGGCGGCAAGCAAGTTATAGAATTAGAACGTAGAATAGCATGAGCGTATTAGTAACAGACATAAGGCAAGCAATCAAAGCGTTATCGGGGTTTGATGATTTAAGCTATGAGGGTGTGATGTGCAAGGTAAGTAACATTGATTTGGTGAACTTTACCTGCACTTGCACCCCAATCAATGGCGATGCAGAGTTTTTGGAAGTGCTGCTCAATGCCGATAAAGACAAGGGCTTTACATTGGTTCCTGCCGATAACAGCTTTGTTTTGATACAACAAACATCGGATGCAACGGCTTATGTGACTATGGTGAGCAAGGTTGACCAAGTGTATTTGGCAGGCGATGTGAATGGCGGGTTGGTGAAGATTGACAACTTAAAGCAACAATACGATACAATGATAGCGGCATTTAAGGCGGCTATTG